TGTCATAGTGGGTAGCCCTGCACTTTAACTCTATGTAGTGTCCTGCTTTAACAGAGATGCAGTCATAGGCATCATAGATACCTGGTGCTTTCTCTAGGTCAGGGTATAAACCCTGCTGTAAGAATGTAAACAATAACTCTTCATTCATTGCCAAGGGCTAACACCACCTAGATTATCCTGCAACCTACGCAAAGACTGAGCACACCTGCGGTCTGCTGTAGAGATAGCACACTCTAGTACCTGTGCTAACTGTTGCAAGGTAAAGCTTTCGTGATAGCGCATACGCAAGATTGCTTGGTCCTCTTGATCTAACTTAAGATAGCCACGCTTGATGTCAATCAGGTTAGCAAGCAGGTTGCCACCTTCTGCCGGAGATGATGAACCTTTAGGTTGTCCATCAGTAATCATCTCTTGTGCTTGCTCTAATACTGTGCCATCTATGACTGATGCAATAACAAAGGGTAGCAACTGACCAAGGGTGGCTGACTCGTAGTAAGTCTCATCATTAGTTTGATAGCCAGACTTAGCAGCCTTCTCTTTGCGTGCATAGCGTTCTGCTACACGCCTCATCTGCCAAGCGATGCGCTGTTCATTGTGCCTGCGCCGCTCTTCGATAGGTTCCATTAGATAGACAGTGTGATCTTCTACCCTAGTCATAGCCCACGCCATCAACTCTTGCTTGATGTCATCCTTCTCAACGTGCTTGTTATACCTACGATAGATAGTGTTAGCAACACTAGGTACTAGGTCATAAATTACTGGGTGTAGTTCAGTCACGTGGCCACTTACCATCTAGTACCATCAGTGCGATAGCACTGTAGTTAAGTAGATCAATAAAGCTATCCCGCAGTGACTCGTTCTCTGGTGTAGCACCGCTATCAATCAAGTGGTTAATGCGTGCAGTCTTGTCGTGCATACGCACACGCAACCCATTGAGCGGTCCACCAGGTGAGAGACTAATGTTGGTTGGGCCGTAGTCCTTGTGCTTTTTGATGAGCAGGTTACCTGCACCATCTAAGGTAGCCCAGACATCAGCTATGAACGCGTTGGTACTGGACGTATTGTTATCACTTCGCTTTGCGTATCCACTGAAAGGATCTGGAAGCCCAAATGCTGCAAAGTCTGTACCACTGTGGCCCACTCGTTCTCTGTCATTGTCATACATTCGACTCTCCTATCAGTAATTTTCTCGTAGCATCAATGCCATTAGCCAAGTAGTAATCATTGATGTCCATACCTGGTGGTAGTGTAACAATCTGTGAGTTCATTACCTCGTTCGCCACGCGCTTAGCAAACTCAGCACCAGGATTAGATCCATCCTCTTTGATGTCATTGTCTCCAACAACATAGATAGTTTCGTACCCCGCAAAGAGCTTAGGAAAGTGTGGCTTCCAGGCTGCAACACCTGGTACTCCCACTGCTGGTATCCCAAGTTCACCGCTAGTAACTATCGCATCTAACTCGCCTTCACATACAACAACATAAGGTGAGTCAACAGTGATGTCACATACGTTATACAGGTGTGCCTTCTGCCCAGTAGGTGAACCATACTTAGGCTTGGCATCATCTAGTCTGCGAAACTTAAAGCCAACACAACCACCGGATGCAGTCAGGTATGGAATAGATAGCCATCCTTCATACATCTCGTGACCATTGATTGGGTTAGTTATAGTGCCTAACTGGAATAGTCCTGCTGTCTCTTCAGAGATCCCACGTGCGCTTAGCACGGCCAGTGCTTCTTGACTTATTGCCTGAGCGTATTGTTGCGCCGCTTCCAGTAGCAATTTCGATTGCACGTTTGAGGCCATCGTTAAACTCCAAGTTCTCTAGTATGCATACTAAGTTAGCTGCATTGCCACCTTTACCGCAGGTGTGGCAGAAATACAGGTTGTCATAGGTATTGATAACGGCAGACCTGCGACTGTCGCTATGCAAGCAGCATCGAACTGATGCGCTCTTACCTTCTCTTACTTCACCGCCAAAGTGCGAAACAATCGCGCCTATGGGGATTGTGTTTGCATCAACGGGACCTTTGAATCTGCCCGCTTTACGTACCCTGGACCAGTCTTGTGTTGGCATACACACCCCTTATCATCACACTTATCGTGCCAATGAGCTGAACGTTTGTAGTGAGAAAGAGTGTTCTCTTCTCCTGCCTTATGACAGTTTTGGCAAATCATCTTCTTCTGTTTCTTCTACTGGTGGTACCACTTCTGGTACAAGTATCTCTGTCGTTGTAATTTCTCCACCTGGTACTGGCATTATTCCTTCTCCTTTTCCCACTCTAAATGAATGGCTCCCTTTTCTCTGTGTCTTTTGACCAGAGTTTGTAAACCTTTTTCGCTTTGCCCTGTAATCATTAGGCCACATTCACAACGGTATGAAAAGCTTGGGCTTTCTTTTGCATACCATTGTTGTGCGTACTCATTCATTGCTTCTCCTTTGTCCATTGTGCTAGGTCCTGAATGACCCAGGCTTGATCTATTGAAGCGTTGCGACGCTTAACTATTACATAAGAAAGAGGGACTTCCCCAAGACCTCTAGCCTTAGCGTAGTTAAGCGCCTCAACTTGTGCTTCTCTCCAGAACTCAGGCAAGGAAAGGGTTGCCCTGTTCTTGAGTTCAAGGATGTAGGTTTCTCCCGCGATAACAGTTACGATGTCGCCCTCATCCTTTGCCCCAGCTTTAGTCAGACGTTCTGCTATGACTCCAGCACGTCGAAGCCATTTCATTACATCTGTCTCAAACTGAGAACCTTTAGTCTTGTTGTACTGACTCATCTACCAGTACAACCTTGTTGATCTTGTAGACAACATTGCCTTCTTCATCTTTGACTAGTTCGACAACACCAGATTGCAGCAGCGCACCAACGAAGTTGGTTAGGTCAACCTTGATTGCATCTACATCTGCACGCAGTGCATCTATCTTAAGATTATCTCGGTAATGATTAACAAGCGGTGGCTTCTCTTTTTCCTTCTTTGGTTTATCGTGTGGCACATTCAATCCTTGGTCGTGCTTGTACTCTTCTTCACACATTGTATCCTCCTTGGTATCCTGCCATTGTATCTTTTCTTAACATCCAACCAAACTCGTTCTGGTCTGAGATCTGTACTGCTGCATAGTTTACCAGTAGCTGTGCGTATTTGCTGCCATCGGCAGTGTGTGCGCCAAAGCGGTTCTTCACCGGTGCTACCTTGAGTATTCCTTGCGTTGGGTCATAGCCCAGTGTAAGTATCAGTGCAGGTAACTGACTGACCTTTCCGTGAATTGCTCTGCGATGAGGTGGGTTACTAGGTGACCCATACTCTGACTGTTCTGATACGTGGTGGAGTACTACTACACAGGCTTCAGTCTTGCGTGCCATATCGTGCAGCTCCATCATAATTGCTCTGAGTCCTGCCCATTCGTTGTCCGTCTCAGCGGTGATGTTCATTAAGTTATCAATGACTATCAACTCAGGTGGGTGTCCATAGAGTTCAACGTAAGCCCTGATCTCTAACTCCAAGTCATCAATGTTTGGAGATGAATCAAAGACCCACTTGATGTGTGAAAGTTTGTCTAAGTGTGCATTGTAATACTGGCTGTTGTCTGAAAGGTTTGCCTCTACTGTCACTTGTGAGTGACCAGATAGATGCGATACAGACCTCATCATTACAGTAGTAGTATCAGTATCTGCGGAGAAGAAAAGTGTAGGAACCTTGGCCTTGATTGCATAGATCAGAGCGAACATAGACTTACCAGCATTAGGTGCTGCAGCTACCATACATACCTGGCCTCTGCGAAACTTAACACCTTCTGCTGCTAACCCATCCCACACATCCGGTAGTGGTGTTGCTTTGGTAAGCACTCCACTCCAAGCGCGGGAAAGATTAAGCAACGTCGTCCTCCTGATTTAATCTGATGCCTCGTTGTTGGCGAATACGGAAGCGTTCTCTTGGAACAAGACCGCCCCATATACCAAAGTTCTCTTTATGTATTCCCCACTCAGCACATTCTCTGCGGTGGGGACAACCTCTACAAATTGATTTTGCATACTGACCATCGGTAGTGCTTACTGTTCCCAATTCTTTATCAGGAAACCAGAAGTCACCACCGATAGTTGCACAGCTAGGAGCTTCGTATTGACTTGGCTCCCGCATTAGTTATCGGACCCAGATGGTGTCGCACTTATCTGGCGCACCCTTTGGTGCTGCACACATATAGCCTGACCACGGACCCTTTTGTCCTACGCCTGATCGCAATGTCATTGCTCCGTGACGGCAAGTGTTACCACTTGCTGGTGCTGGTGCTGCAACTGGTGTTGCATTAAATGCCTGCGCTACTGCTGCAACTGTTGGTGCTGCCTGTGCCGGTACTCCACCTAGCTCTGCACCTGTTGACTTGATAAGTGTTGCAAC